TGGAAGACGAAACCGACGAACGCTACCGCAGGCGCATTCTCCTGGCCGCACAGAGCTTCGCCAACGCCGGATCGGAGCAAGGCTACATCTTCGACGCTCTGACGGCCGAACCGTCTCTGAGCGACGCCAGTGCCATAATGGAGCGGCCCACAATGGACGATCCCCACGTCATTGTGACCGCGCTCTCGGAGCGGCCGGAAATGATCCCCACGGCCGAGGAGCTGCAGCGGGTCCGGGATGCCATCTTCCAGGCGAGCAACAAGCCGCTAACCGACGTCGTTATGGTCCGCGAGCCGACCATCGTTCCGGTGGAGTATGCCGTTCGTTATTGGCTATTCCCCGGCATGAGCCGGACCGTGCTCGAAGCGGAGATTACTGCAGCGGTCGATGAATTGATCGCGCGGCAGCGGCGGCTCGGCTACGACCACACGCTCAACGCGCTCCATGACGCCGTCCATGTTCCGGGCGTAGCAAACGCCATCATCGACTCGCCGGCAGCGGACGTGTTCATCACGCCGCGCGAAGTCGCGAAGGTCACCAGCGTTGAGCTGGAATTCCAGGGTTACACCGAATGACCGAGCCGATTCGCCTCGACTCGGCCGCGACCGACCGCCCTGGCACCGACCTGCTCTACCGGGAAGCGTCGCCGCTTGAGAAGGCGCTCGCCGACACCGATGCGGAGAACCTGCTCGGCATCAACGCCGAGCTGATTATCGAGAATTGGGATGCGGACCTTGTGCAGGACCGCAACATCCCGTTTCTGGCCTGGGCACTCGGCGTTAATCTCTGGAACGACGACTGGCCGGAGGAAATCAAGCGCGAGTGGATGCGCCGGCAGGCGGAATTCCAGGCGCTCCGGGGAACGCGCGCCGCCTTCGACATGGCGTTCGACATTCAGGAGCGCGGCGGCGCCCATATGCGGCTTGAGCGGGTCGTAACCCCGCCGCAATGGTTCTTTCTGTCGCCGGGCGTCGATGACGCGGCTCACGAGCGGTGGCTGGCGACCCTTCCGGAGTTGCGGCTGTTCTCCCCGCGCGAGAAGGCGCCGGGTCTGAACGCGACCACCCAGCTCGGCGGCACGAAGCAAATCCCCGGCATGTTCCTGGGTGGCGAGGATGGCGGCGTGGGCGCCATCATCGCGCCGGACGTGACGCTCGAAAACTACGATCTGCGCGAAGCCTACCTCGTAGAGGGCGGCGTGACGACGCGGCTCCATATCGACCATGAGCGGGCGCAGGACGTGGAGTCGTTCTACTTCCCGGCGCCGGAGATTGCGACGCTGCGCGGCAGCGACCCGGAGCGGGAGCCCGAGCTTAGCTCTTACGCCGACGCGACCTTCGCCGGGCCGAACGACAAGCCCTTGCATTACGTCGCGATGATCGACCGCGTGGGCTCGGAGGAGTGGTGGAACGTCGCCTGGACCGCGCGGGAGGTCGTTTCGGCATTCCCGCGCCGGGTGGCGATTCGGGGCGATGATGGCGCGTCCGCCTTTGCGAACCGCCATCTCGACACGCCGATTTTCCTGACCGTGACCGATGCCGACCGCCTCGTTTACGAGAGCTGGCGCCTCATCGGGCCGGGCTTGGTGGAAGACCTGGGGCCGGTCGTTTCCTTCACGAATTATTCCCGGATGGGGATGCAGCCGCTCACGGCGGAGCTGACGGTGGAGAAGCGCGAGGCGGGAAGCCGCGCGCTCGCATTCGCCAATGGTCTACCGCATGAGCCGCTCTATTTGACAAAACCGGACCCTTCGCCCATCGAGGAGGTCGGGAGAACCGTCGAGGCGGCTAAGAGCCTTCGCGACAAGATTCTGGTAGACTTCGAGGTCGAGCCCATTGTCACATTTGGCCGGGCCAAGTCGTTCAACGACGTTACGCTGAGGTAATCGCTATGGCTGCAACCGAAGTCGAGAGTCGCGTTCGCTTCCTGCCCTATCAGGAGCTTCCGGCCGATGATCTGAATGCGATGCAAACGTCGCAGCAGCTCTCCCTCGATGCGGTCGTTCTTGAGGCGCTCGGCATCACCGAGGCTTTCTCCGGGCTGACGGTGTCGGCGTCCGGTGCGACCGACGTCGTGATTGCGATGGGCCGCTACTGGAAGAACGGCATCCGCTACCGGAACCATGATCCGGTCACGATCTCGCTGCTCACGCACCTGCCGGCTCTCGGCCTTCGCCGGATGATCTCCATCGCGGTTTACGGCTCGGAGACTGAGACGGACACCGAGCAGCGGCGCTTCCTGATCGACACCACGCCGGGGCAAGTGACCTACGAGCCCCGCCCGACCGACACCCGCGTTCGGCGCCTTACTCAGTTTCAGGTCTTCGTGGGGCTCCAGGGAACGGCAGCCGTCGCGCCGGCCGTCACGCCGGGTTACCTCAAGATTGCCGACGTCGAGCTGTCGGAGACGGGCATCGTCGGGCAGCCGATTATGGCTGTCGAGAACATGCTTCGCTCGATGGGGCAGATTGCTTCGGAGTTCGACGCGCTCCTGGCGCTTGTCGAGCAATTCGAGGGTGAGCTGGTTTCCATCCGCTCTGACCTTGCATCGCTGACGGCGAGCGTTGCCCTTCGGGCGCAGCGGACCGAGCTGCTCGAAATTGCCCGGAACCTCGTTCGGGTGATGGAGATGCTCGACATTCCCGAGGACCGTCTCGCCTACCATAACGACACGTTCCAGAATCTGAACGAGACGGACACGCTCTTTGCGGGTTACGACGCATTCATCGACTTCGGGCGGCTGCAGTTTCCGCGCGAGGCCGAGAGCAACAATGCGCCGGCTCTCTTCAACCCGGCCGACCCGCGCCTGCGGATTTCCTCGGGCGGGCTGGCGCTGCCGGTCTATACGGGCAACGCTCGCATCATCAACAAGAACGCGGAATTTGAGCTTAATCCTCTCGACGCTACGCAGGGCGCCTTCACCTTCCGGCGCCTCGACCTTGCGCGGTTCTATGTCCACTACGGCAAGAACCGCTCCGGCCATCGCGCAGTCACCGCCGATGCGCAGTTCGAGGACGAGGTTCGCATCCTCGATCCGGTCACGAACACTTATGTCGACGTCGACCTTTCGCACGGTCGCTGGCGCTTCGTCCCGGATTACGACGGGCGCGATTACAACCGCATCCGCATCGATGATCCCTATCCGGGGCTGACCTATACCGACACCGTCGTGAACGGCGCGGCGGTTGCCCAGGTCTTCCTCAATTCGCGCATGGGCTGGATGACCCGCGTCGACATTGCGGTTCGGGAGCCGGCGGCGGCTGGCACCATTCACGCGGCGATTACCAAGACGCTGCCGGATGGCTCGCCGGATCTGAATGCCGTTATCGCCTATTCGACCATCGCGGCCGGCGACGTGGAGGACTTCCCGCCCTACACGTTCATCGAGTTCGAGCCGACGCTGCTCCTGCCGGGGCACCGCTACGCGGTTGTCCTCGTGACCACCGGAGCGCACCGGCTCGGTCTGACCGCCGACCGCCGGGCGATGCAGGGCGCATTGTTCCAGGCGAACGATGGCATCCACTTCACGGCTATTCAGGACCGCGATCTCTCGATGCGGGTGGTCTTCGCCGAGTTCGCGAACCCGCGCTATGTCGTGGAGCTGGAGTCGCTGCAGCTCGCGGGCGGCATGCGTAATCTCGTCATGGCGGCGCAGGGGTTCGAGCCCGAGGGAACGAACTTCGTCCTGCAGGCGCAGATTGGCGGCGTCTGGCGCAACGTGAACGAGACGGACACCGAGGCGCTCGAAACCGGGCCGGCGCTTGTGCCGCTCCGGGCCGTCTTCAAGGGTTCGGAATACGCCATGCCGGCCATCCGGCTCGCCGGCTCGCGGCTCATCGGCTTCCGCTACAAGATGGCGTTCACGCATATTTCGGACCCGCTGACCACGGCGGTTGCGTCGAGCAATATCCGGGTATCGGTGGCGGTGCGCGACTGGAATCCGGCGGCTCACACCCTGGCGTGCGCGCTGCTCTCCGGCGGCGGTTATGCGACGGTTACGAACCCGAATGCGGGCTTCCCCATCACTCAGCCGGACCGCTGGGCAAACATTCCCGGCCATCCCCGGCAGGGCGATCTTATTTTCACCTGGGAGTTCACGCCGGGCGCCGCGCTCTCCGATTACCGCATCCGGCTCATCGGAACGACGTCGGTTGCGCAGGACGTCTTCTCGATCCTGCGCCGGTCTGACGCCGCGCTCTAAGGAGGGGCGGCACACGGGAAGGCGGACACGGTATGCCGGCCGAGATTAACAAGTATTCCGAATTGATGGACAGGGCGGAGCAGCGGCGGATTACGCCTCTGACCGCCCTGCTCCTCATCTTCGGGGCGATCGACCGGCGCGTTCTGTCGCTTGAGGCGCAATCGTTCGACTGGCAGCAGGCGGTTAGCACGCTCACGTCGATCGGGCTGCAGCAGATTTCGGAAGTGCTCGCGCCGGCCCAGGCCGAAATCCAGGCGGCGCTCGATGAAGTCAATGCGCTCCTGGCCGCTCTTGAGGGCGGCGGCATTACGGCGGAGCTGGTTTCGGTCGACCCGGTGGTCGGGCTTGCCGCAACGAACGTGCAGGCGGCGCTTCCGGAGCTGCTCGACAAGATTGCGGACGAGGTTGCCGCCCTGGTCGATTCAAGCCCGGCGACGCTCGACACGCTGAACGAGCTGGCGGCGGCGCTCGGTGATGACCCGAACTTCGCGACGAGTATCGCGGCGGAGCTGGCGAGCAAGGCGCCGCTGACGGCGGTGCAAAACGTCAAGCTGCCGATCTGGATACCGGCGCGCTCGTTCGTGCCGCGAGCGACGAACGGACCGACCCGAGCCACGGCGATCGAGCTGGCGACGAATAAGGGGATGCTGTCGCCGCTCGACTTTGCGAACGACGTGAAACGGTGGGCGCAGGCCGACATCGTCATGCCGAAGGGGTGGAACCGGGGGACGATTAGCGCGGCGGCGACGTGGTATCACGATGCGGCGGCGACGAACTTCGGCGTCCAGTGGGGCTTCGACGCGGTGGCGATCGGCGACGGCGAGGCGCTCGACGTTGCCTTCGGGACGGAGCAGACGAGCGTCGACACTGGCGGGGCGACGCAGGTGCGATACCGGAGCCCGGAGAGCGCCGGCATCACTGTCGCGGGCTCGCTCGCCGACCATGATTACCTGCTCTTTCGGGTGAACCGCGACCCGGCTGCGGCCGGCGACACGTTGGCGGTATCCGCGCGGCTGCTCGGCGTGACCATCTTCTACACCGCCGCCACGCTGTCGGATGCCTGATGCTCGCGGTAACCCAGCTCGATGGCTTCGCTGCCGGGGCGGTTGACGTTGCGCTTAAGGCGACCGCTCTCGGCTCCGCCTTCGATGCGGTAAACGACGCGCAGGTGTCGCTGACGACGGCGGCGGCGGTTGCCGCTGGCGAGTCGATCATCGTGCTCCAGGTGAATGCGCAAAGTCAGGCGGCTGCCCCACCGACCGATGCGGCCGGGAACTTTTATGCCAAGTTCACCGAAATCATGTCCGGCGGGACCGTCAGCGTATCTTTCGCATCGCGCATTGCATCGGCTCTCGCGTCCGGCTCGGCTCTAAACGGCAATTATGTCGCCAACGGGCAACCGAAGATGGTTGCTGCCGTGAAGGTCGACCGGCCGGTCAGCCCGGTTCCGAACGCTGCGGCGACCGCCTCGGGGAGCACTGCGACTCCGACTGCGACAACGGCAGCATCCGTCCCGAAGGGCGCCATCGTTGTCGCCGCGCAGTTTCACGACGGCGGGACCACCATGACCCTGCCGGCCGGGTGGACGCCGCTATTTAATCAGTCTGTTGGCAACTATGTCTTGGCGGCTGCCTACAAGGTCACGGACGCGGCGGGCGTCGTGACCTACGCTGCGACCGCCGGTGCGGATGACCCGTGGCTTGTCGCGATTGCCGCCTTCCAGATTAACGACAACCCGGACGCGCTTACGCTTCTGACCGCGCTCGGGGAGACGAGCGGGCTGCAATTCGTGCTCGACGCCGGCCACGCGAAGTCGATGGCTGGCAACGCTCACAGCCAATGGCGCGACCTAAGCGCGAACGGGCAAGACTTCTGGATGGGAACGCTTGCGGCTGCCGACGCGGCTGACCCGACGAGGAACGGGACGCTGTGGGGGCTCTCCGCTGCCGAGTATTGGTCATTCGACGGCGGGGATTGGCTGACTTACGACGCGGCGAACGAGCCGTGGATGGTAGCCGGCCACAAGGAAGGGGCGGCCCTAACCCTGATTTTCATGGTCTACCCCGCCATCAATGGCGTCACGGGGCAGATGCTTTGCGGAACGATGGCTGGTTTCCAGACCGGGTTCCGCCTGCGGATTTCCCCGAGCGGCCGGCTCAGCTGGCAAGTCACCAACGCGGGGGTAACGGTTCGGGATGCCGACACCGGCTCGGGGTCGCTGGTCACGCCGAACGCATGGAACTTCTGCGCTGTAAGCATCAACGAAAACGGCGGGGCCGGGTCGCAGATTATTCAGATTAACGACACGCCGTCCATCGGTGATGCCGCCTACACGAACCCTTCCGCGCTCGCGCCTACCGCCACGATGCAAATCGGCGCGGCCGGGAATGGCGCCGACCCGCTCCTTGCCGGCACGCGGCTCGGTGTCGCGATTGCGCTGAATCGGGGCATGTCGCTCGCGTCGCTCGCGGCTGTCCGAGCCGGCTTGCGCAGCCGGTTCGGCTGAGAGGAGACAACGATGAAGATGTTGATTATCGCTCTTGCTGTCACGCTCGCGGCTCCGGTCTATGCCGGGCCGGCGAAGTGCTATTTTGACGAGTCGCGGGGCGCGTGCAGCGTCCATGTCACCCGCGACGGCGTGCGCCACTGCGGCGTGGACGTCTGCATTGGCGTGCCGAAGGAGGTCGCCGACTCCTGGCCGCCACCGAACACGCCGGAGCAGTGGGCGGAGCTTGAGGGCCGCGAGATTGCGCAGAACACGGACCCGGAGCCGGTGCTGGAGGAGTTGTTTCGGCAGGGGATGGATGAATATCCGCAAGAGCGGCGCGTTCGCTCTGGTAAGTAGGCTGCCGCGCACTAACATCAAAGGGGCTTCCCGATTGTGAGGCGGCGATTTATAGGGGGTGGGAAACGAGCTGCCCCGGCGAGCCGTAGGAGAGTCGCATGGCTGACCCGATTTTCGGCGTAGTCGTTCGGACGGTCGACACCGAGCCGCGCCCTGTCGTTACGGCGGACTTGAGCACCATCGGGCTCGTCGGCCCGGCGCCGCTGGCGGATGCGGCGGTGTTTCCGCTGAACACTCCGGTCAAGGTCTACTCGAACGACGTGGACATGGTGGCCGACCTGGGCGAGGGCGGCTACCTCGCCGATGCGCTCCGGGGCATCAACGACCAGCTCGGGCAGCTCCAAGTCGCCGCGACCGTCGTTGTGGTGCGGACCGCCGAGGGCACGAATGCCGACCCGGCGCTCAAGCTGCAGGAAACCATCGCGAACGTTATGGGCTCGTCCGTCACCAAGACGGGCGTGTGGGCGTTCACCAAGGCGGCGGAGCTGCTCGGCGTCACGCCTCGCCTCATCCTGGCGCCCGGCTACACCGGCCAGATGGCGAACGGCGTCGATGACGTGAATGTCACGAACGCCGGCACCGGCTATGATCCGGAAGACCCGCCGACCGTCACCTTCTCCGGTGGCGGAGCGGCGGCGACCATCGTCCAGGCGACGGGCCACGCGCTCGTCAACGAAGACGGCACCATTCAGAGCATCGTCATCGACACGCCGGGGCAATGGTATCAGTCCGCCCCGACCGTCACCATCGAGGCGCCGCCCGTGGGCGGCACCCAGGCCGAAGCGACGGCAACCATCGATCTACTTGCGAACCCGGTTGTCGTCGGCTCGGTGGCCGTGCTCGATCAGCTGCTCGCGCATATGATCGTGGAGTCGTCCGGGACGAGCGAGCAGAACGACACCGACTGGCGCGAAACGATTAGCTCTCGTCGCGTCATCCCGCTCTCGGGCGGGGTGAAGGTCATCGACCCGGTTACGGGATCGGTCGTTGTCCGGCCGCTCGCGCCGCGCGTCGCCGGCATCGCCGTGCGGCGTGACCACGAACAGGGCGCGCCCTTCCATAGCTGGGCAAACCAGCCGATCCAGGGCATCGTCGGTCCGGGCCGCAGCATCCCGTTCGCGATTACCGACAATGCGAACGAGGGCCAGCAGCTCCTTGCGGCGAACCTCGGCATCGTCGTGCGCGGCGAGATTGGCAGCGACTTCGCGCTTGCCTCGGGCGGCTTCATCTTCGTCGGCACGGACAACGCGGGCGAGGACGAGCTGTGGCGGTTCTACAACGTCACGCGCGGCCGGGATTACATCCATCTGGGTCTGCTCCGGGCGCTCCGGTTCTACCTGGGCCGCTTCAACCTGACCGGCCACACGATCCAGGCCATCTTGAACACGATGGGATTCTTCCTGCGCGACTTGCAGGCCGACCAGCACATCCTCGGATACCGGGTCGACTTCCGGGGCGTGCAGAATTCGGCCGAGGACATTCGCAAGGGATGGCTCACGGTCGCGTTCGCTGCGGAGGAACCGCCCGTGCTCCGGAAGATTACCACGGAGTCGAGCCGTTACCGGCCGGCGATCGACGCGATGGTTTCGGCACTCGAAGCGCAGCTGAACATCGCCGCTTAAGGAGAGCGTCGCAATGTCGAACCTCTACATCATGGAAGCGGCGAACCTTTTCGCTGGCGACCACAATCCGCAGTCGTCAAACCATTTGACGCTGCAGAACCTCAAGCTTCCCGGCCTGGAGGAGCAGTTCACCGACCACGCGGCCGGTGGCGCTCCGGTCGCGATCGAAATCGACACGCACATCGGCCGCCTTGAGGCGACCTTCAACCTGCTCGGCTGGCAGCCCCGCGTCATGACCCTCATCGGGCAGTCGGCGCGGAACCGCCAGACGTTCACCGCCTACGGGCTCATCCGTAACCGCCGGACTGGCGAGCCGATGGAGGGCATGGCCGTCATGCAGGGGCGGCTCGGCCGCGTGAACCCGACCGACTTCAACCGTGGCACCAATCAGGTTCACGAATATGCCATCCGCTCCATCGTCCATTACGAGCTGAAAATGGGCGGCGAGCAGATTTACTTCTGGGACTTCTTCACCAACGTCCGGCGCGTCGGCGGCGAGGACTTGAACTTCGACCTTAACCGCATCCTGCGCATCCCGACCGGAGCGGCGTGACCGAATGGGAACCTCGGTCACCCGAGGGGGCAGAGTAGTAGAGCTGCTCTGCCCCTTCGAGCATCTTGGACGGCCGATTAACGAGGTCCGGTTCAAGCCGGTCGAGCTTGACCACCTGCTGCGCTGGCAGGCCGGCGAGTTCGGCAGCTCGATGGCGCTCATGGCGGTCCTGGCCGACGAGGAGCAGGGCACGCTTCGCGCGCTTACGTTCCCGGATGCCGACCGCGTTCTTGCCGAGTTCATGATGCATCTGCCGGCGGCTATTCGGGCCGACATTGAGTCGGGCAGAATTCCGATCGCGAGCCCGGCCGAGGCGCCGCAGCCCGAGGCGCGGAGCGTGCCGTTTCCCGAGGAGCGGGGCCGGTGGAGGCCGGCAGGCGAGACAGCCGAGCAGCCGCCGGACTATATTCCGGGCGTCGATGGAGGAGAGCCCGGACCGGGTTTTGATCTAAGCGATGGCGACGAGTGAGCATAGGGCACGGCTCCGGCTAACTGCCGAGGATCAAACCGCCGCTGCTTTCCGGAGCGCCGCCCGCAACATGCAGATGTTGCAGGGGCAGACGAACGCGCTCCTTACCACCCAGGCGACCACACTTCGGCGCGCCGAGATGGCGATGGTCGGTTATGCCCGGCAGGCCGTCGCGGCTGCAGGCGCGTTCGCAACGATCGGCACGGCCGGCCGGGCTTACAAGGACTTCGCCGCGTTCGAGCGCCAGCTCTCGCGCGTGGGCGTCATCCTCGGCGCAAACCAGACGACGATGCGCCGGGCCGGCGACGACTTGGAGCGGATGGCGCAGAAGTTCGCCTTGCCGATGGATCAAATGATGGCGGGTGTCGAACGCTTCGCCAGCATCGGCGGCCGGAGCGTGGACGAAATCCTTCGCATCATGCCGCTCGTCGCGACCGTCGCGCAGGCGTCCGGCGCCGCTGTCGATGACGTTGCGAACACGACGGCGAGCCTCATGGAGGCGCTGAAAATTCCGGAAGCCGAGCTGGAAATGGCGTTTGACCGGATGGTGAAGGGCGCGCAGGAGGGCCGGTTCGAGCTGAAAGATATGGCGGCGGAGTTCCCCGCGCTCGCGGCTGCCGCTGCCCAGGCCGGTTACGAGGGAACCGAGGGGCTCACGTCGCTAGTCGCCATCCTCGAAACCATCCGCGACCAGACCGGAACCTCGGGCGAGGCGGCGACGGCGCTGCGCGACATTCTCGGCAAGATGCTGTCCGATGAAGTGGCGAACAACTTCAAGGAATACGGCATCGACATTCGCGAGGCTCTGACCACGGCGCGCGAGCAGGGGCTCGACACGATCGGCGTGCTCACGAAGGTCACGCGCGAGGCGATCGAGGACGGCGCCGAGATTACGCGACTGTTCACCGACGTCCAGATGCGCGTCGGCATGATCGCCCTGATTAACCAGTATGGCGAAGTCCAGAAGCGTATCGACAGCATGGCGACATCGCACGGGATCACCCGGCGAGCCGCCGAGCGGATGATGAACGACCAGCAGGCGTCGCTTGACCGGCTCTCGAATGCGTGGGGCGAGCTGCTTCGGACGGCTGGCCGGTTCATGGACACGATCGGAGTCACGACCGATCTTGAGAACCTAATCCGACTGCTCGACACGCTGGGGCGGAGCGTCGAGGGGCTCCGGACCCTGTTCAGCGACACCGATCAGGCGTTCCGCAATCTCCGCCGGAACTTCCGGGGGATATTCGGCATCCCCGAGCCGCCCGGCTTGAGCCCGACCGAACGGCAAGAGCGGCGCGAGGATGCGGAACGTCGGTTCCGCACTCCCAGCATGCCGATGACGCGGCCGAACATGCTTGAGGAGGAAATGCGCCGGCAGCGCGAGGAGGAGGAGCGGCTGCTGCAGCGGTCCAGCCTCGGGCCGGGCGCCTCGCAACAGGAGCGGCTCCTTTGGGAGCGCGTCATCCGCGAGCTGAACCGGACGCGGGAGCTGCGCGACCGAGCCGGGCAGGCCGTCATTCGCTTCGCCAACACGGGCACCGGCGAGGGTCGCATCTGGGGCGGCCCTGGCGGCTGGGACGGCGGTCGGTCGCTGGGAGGGGGCGGCGGCGGCTCAGCGTGGGGGCTGGGAGGCGGCGCCGGGGGTGGCATGGGGGGTGGGACCGGGGGAGGCGGGACCGGCCTTGGTGGGGCTCCTGGCGCGATTCCGCCGGCATCCGGTCCGAGCGGCGCGCCCGGAACCTACCGGCCGCAATACGCGCTGCGCCCGGAAGACCTTTCGCCAGCGGTCATCAATACGATCGCCGGGGAGGTTTCGACCCGCAATCAGGCCGGCGTCGATGCGGTCATTCACAACATGCTGAACCGCGTCGGGGCGAAGGGTTACGGGCCGAGCGGCAGCATCTACCAAGTTGCGCGAGCGCCCGGCCAGTATGCCGGATACCGGCGGGCGTCGGCGGCCGAGGCTGAATTCATCCGTTCCCGCATTCGCGCGGTCGCGAGCGGCAGCGAGCCCGACATCACCGAGGGCGCGATGGAATACCGCGCGTCGAGCTACGTTTACGGTGCGGGAGCTGGCAAGACCTTCGCTCGCCGGCCGGGCGGGATCAACATCGGCGGCAACATCTACAAGCGCACCGGGGTTTCGCCTGGGCCGTATGCGGCCTATGACAAGCCGCGAACGCAAGTCGGGCAGGGTCCGGCTCCTGGCCGGGGCGGCATGGGTTCGGACGAGGCGGCCGGGCTGCGCGCCGAGTTGGAGCGGCCGATTCGGATGAACATCGAGGCACCCACGCCGCCGCAGCGGTTCGTCCCGGCGTTCCGGCGAGCGACGGCGCGGCGCATGATTAGCCGCGAGATTCGGGAGACGCGCTGGAATAGCTTCGGCGACATAGGGATGGCGTGATGGACAACGTTTACCGCGACCGCTTCGGGGCTCCGCTCGTCTGCTACGGCTGCGCGCACTCGCGGGCCGGCATGGAATACCCTTCCGGGCCGAGCGGCGAGCGGCCCTGCCTGTTCTGCATCCGGAACGTCGACCCGGAGCGGAGCAAGAACCTTGAGGAGATTCGTCGCCGGCTCCAGCCCGGCACGAGCTACACGGCGCGCTACGACAACGGACCGACTCGAAAGGAGCCGGCCGACCAGTATATTGCTACTGACCGGCTCCTGCGGGATCAGCCGGACGATGGCCGGATCATCATAACGTGACGCGATGCTGTTCTCCTGGGGTCCGCTTCAATTCGACGTGCATCCGCTCAACACGCATGAGTGGGAGCAGCTGACCGGCAGCGAGTATGCGCGCAAGGAGGTCGCTGGCATCCTTCCGCCGCGCGAGTTCGTCGGCGAAGACGACGAGGAAATCTACCTGCGAGGCCGGGTCTTCCCGATGCGGATCGGCGGGCTCTCGGAGCTTGAGGCGCTCGAAACGATGCGGCGTAAGTCGATCGCCCACCTGCTTGCTCGCGGCGATGGGTTCAGTCATGGATGGTTCGTGCTCGAACGGTTGCTGCGGGCGCACCGCTTCCTCCTGGCGAACGGCGTGGGTCAACAAATCGACTTCGAGGGGGTATTCATCCGAGTGCCGACTCCGAACGGGGCGGATTACATTGCAAACCTTCTGGCGATCCTGCGGTGATTACGAGCTACGAATACGCCGAGGTTCGAGGCGAGCGGGTGACCGCCGACATCATCGTATGGCGGCGCTACCGGAAGCCGGCGCCCGGCATCGTTGAGGCGATGCTCGACGCGAACCCGGTTCTTGCGAAGGTGCATAAGTTCGGACCGTTCCTGCCGGTCGGGCTCGTCGTCAGAATTCCGATCGATCAGGACATCATGGCCGGCTTGCCGGTGGAGCAGCGGGCGATCACGCTCTATGGAGACTGAGTATGCCGGACTCGGTCGAGCGTGCGTTCCTCAAGATTAACGTCGCGGGGCAGGATGTAACGAACCGCTTCCGACCCTTCCTGATTTCCGTCGTCGTGACGGACAAGGAGGACGAGTTCGACACCTGCTTAATCGAGCTGGACGATACCCACGGGCAGCTCCGGGTTCCGGCTGATGGCGAGCCGATTTCCGTCGCGATGGGGTGGCAGAAGGGCGGGCTCATCCGGACATTCAACGGCGTCGTTTCCGACGTCGAGAGCGGCTTCGCCCGCAAGGGCGGCGGTCGCCGTATGTGGATCGAGGGCAAGAGCGCGGACCTGGGAGGCAAAGGCAAGGAGCCGGTCGAGTCCGAGTGGGGCGAGGGGGAGCATCCCGGCGGCAGCGGCGGCGGGGCTCCGGTGGCGCTCTCCCAGGTCTTGCAGGACGCGGCGAGCGCGGCCGGCTTCGCAATCCGGATTGCCCCGGAGTTCGCAACCATCATGCGGCCTTACTGGTCGCAGAATGGTGAGTCGTTCTTTCATTTCGGCGAACGGCTGGCGCGAGAGCTGGGCGGCCGGTTCAAGGTGACCGGCGCCGTGTCATCGTTTACCTCGGCGCTCGAATCGACAAACGCGGTGGGCCAGCCGCTCGCGACCGTCCAGGCGGCATGGGGCAAGAACCTCATCGCGTGGCGGATCAAGCCGATTGCGGGTCGGCCGAAGGCGGCGGCAGCGATCGGCTCATGGTTCGACATGCTGACGGGCGAGTGGAAGACGGTCGAGCGGGCCGTGGGCGGCGCGTCCGGACCCTACGCAGCCATCGCCAAGGTCGGTCTGCGGTTCAAGTCCGTGCGGGGCGTCGAGGCAGACCAAGACGCGGGCGGCCCGGTCGCGGACAGCACGAAGCGGCGAGGAACCGGGTGGGCTGTCACGAACGGCGAGCCGGCGGCGGCTGCCGGCGGGAAGGTGACAATCTCCGGGGCGCGCCCTGGCGTCGATGGGAGCTACCGCATCACCGAGGCGGAGCACGCATGGTTTCGGGGCGGTGGCTACCAGACCCGAATGGATGTAGAAAACCCGCAGGGTGATGTTGGCGTCGACATTCGCCCGGAGAGCGAATGGACCGTCCCGGAGGTCGAGACATGATGACAAGGCGTGAATTGCTTCACGGTGTGGTGGCCGCAGCGGTGGCGCCTGCCGCGCTTATAGTGGCGACCGAGGAAGTGCTGGTCGATAGCCGCGTCATGACCGATTGGTGGCAGCTCTGGGGCATCGATGCAGAGTTCGAGTTCGGCGGCATCCGATTCGTCCAGCTCAGAATTCCCGGTAACATCATCGATTGGGGAGGCTCACTGTGATTACCGCAAAGGAGCTGCAGGCGGAGCTTAAGGGGCTCGGGTTCTACGACGGCGACATCGATGGCGACCTGGGCAAGAAGTCGTGGGCCGGCATCGAGAGGGCGTTCGAGCGCCTGGCACTCGCGAACCGTCTCGACAAGGGCTGGCAGGGCTGGGGCGCCCCGCGCCGGAAGGTGGCGGTCGAGCAGGGCATCTATGCCGACGCCGGCATCGAGGTCGGAACCATCGACGGGCTCATCGGTCCGCAGACCCGCTTCGCCCGGCTGGATTGGCGCTCGCGCAAGTCTGCCGGCGTGCCGTTCGTCATCCCAGGCCGTGACGAGGATGCCGAGAAGGTCGAGGATGACAGTCGCCGGGTTCCTCGCGCCGCGTGGCCGATGCAAGGAACTGTCGCCTCATTCTTCGGCGAGATTGGCAAGCACCACGCGATGCTGACCGTGCCCTATACGATGCGGCTCGCGTGGCAGACTTCGCAGAAGGTGACCCGCTTTGCGGTTCACGAGAAGGTTCACGACGCCTTCGAGCGCATCTTCCGCGAGACGCTTTCGGAGTATGGGCCGGAGCGCATCAAGAACCTCGGACTCGATCTGTTTGGCGGCTGCTACAATCCCCGGAAGATGCGAGGCGGAACGAAGTGGTCGATGCACGCCTGGGCCATCGCGATCGACCTTGACCCGGCCCGTAATCAGCTCAAGTGGGGACGCGATCGGGCGGCCTTTGCACAACCTGTATATGAACCCTTCTGGCGGATTGTCGAAGCAGAGGGTATGGTGTCGCTTGGCCGGTCGCGCAATTTCGACTGGATGCACTTCCAGGCGGCCCGTCTCTAACCGAAGGAGGTCACGTTGAAATCATTCATCGCCCGAGCCGGAATGGCTCTCGTTCTTGCCGCTTCCGTTGCCGCCTGCACCGTGAGCGCCGCCGTTACCGACCGCGCGGTCGAGCACATCACGACCGCGTGCAAGGGGCTCGCCCAGGCCGATGCGGTTTACCAGACCGTCGTTGCCGGCTTCGTTGCCGCCGGGCAGCAGTTCCCCATCGCAATCAGCTCCCAGGTGGAGCGCGTTCGTCCGGCTGCGATGGTCATCTGCGCGAACCCCGCTGCGATCACCGATCCGGTTACCGCCGCGTCGGTGGTTACCCAGGCTTACCTTGCCGTCGTGGCCGCGACCCGCGAGGGTCGACGGGAGCTTGCTCGACGGTAGCGATCGGAGCACTAGAATCCGGCCGGGGCCGAGCGCCCCGGCCATGTCGTGAAGGAGCGGACTATGGCAAACGGACGAACCCCACGCGAGCGCGCGGTCCTTTGGATCGTCGGCGCCGCCATTCTTCTCGCGGTCGTAATCGTTTTCTTCGGCATCGGCTACGACATGGCCGGAGCCCAGGAGGTCGCGGACACCACGGTCGACGTCGGGAATTGGGCCGAGGAGGCTCAGCCTTACATCCTCGCCATTCTCGGGCCGCTCGTCGCGACGCTCGTTTCCGTGCTCGCCGTCCAGGCGAACCGTTGGCTCGGGTGGAAGATTGAGGGCGAGCTGCGCGACGGACTGCAGACCGCCATCCACAACGCGGCCGGGCTCGCCGTCGCTCGCGGCGTGAAGGCAGCGGCCGGCGCGCAAATCAACGTGCGGAGCCAAGCCGTCGCGGACGCGATTGCCTACGTCGAGAAGTCGGCGCCAGACGCGCTCAAGCACTTCGACATCACGCCGGAATCGCTGCGCGAGAAAATCGAGGCGAAGATCCCGCAGATTATGCCGCCCATCCCGGAGCTGACCGTGGGCGAGCTGGCGGCGCCGCTGCAGCGGCCGGACCGGAGCATCCCGATCCGGAACGGGTGACCCGTGGAGTGGATCGTTGACCGCATCCTTGCCTTCGTCCGGAGCTTCATCCTCAAGCGGCTCCGGGAAGGCAAGGCCGAGCGTGAGCTGCGGCAGGCCGGCGCGGCCGAAGCGCAGGCGAAAGGAGAAGCCGATGCACTCGAAGTCGAGGAGCAGATGGACGTCGAGCTTAACAAGCCTCGCCGCCCTGGCAATCTTGCTGACCGCGTGCGTTCAGACGACTTCTGAGCAGCAGGACCGCGCGAGCGTCCTGGCCGACGAGAAGTTCGAGCCGGTCAAGGCGGCGAAGACTGTCGCCTGCCCGAACCTCATCCAGTATTCCGAGGCGGAGCGCGAGCAGGTTGCGACCGAAATCGAGACGCATGGCGAGAAGGTTCCGGGGATGGTGAGCTGGATCGATGACTACGGTCGCACCCGGAGCGCCATCCGGGTGTGCCACGATGCCGCCGGCTGAGGTCATCGAGTGGCTGGGGAGCGCCACCGTCGCCAGCATTCTAGGAGTGATGTGGTGGCTCGAACGGAAGGAACGGCAGGCGGCGCAAGCGCGCTGCGACACCATCCAGGCTTACCACGAGAAACGCTACGACGCGCTGATGGACAGGTTCTACTCGGTAGCAAACGAGACGAAGACCATCGCGCTAACGGTAAAGGAGTTGCTGCAGGCGGCGGCCCGTTCTCAGCCATGAGGCTCCTTAAGGACATCGAGTGCGCGTTGCGGCGGCTCTTCTATGGCGCGCCGCCTCCACCGCTGCCCGATCCGGAGCTTCCGGTCGAGGTCGAGTATGCCGTAACCAGCGTGCGACAAGAGCGGCGTAAGCTACAGGAGGTTGCGCGGAAGATTGAATCCGCTCATGATCCCTTCGCATCACTTGCCCAGGTGTTGCGACCGAGGCAACCGCCGGAGACGCGCCCGTAATGTCGTTGCTGCTAATCCGGGAGCTGACGAACAATTTTCGCCTTGCGCTCGACGTGGCGATGCTCCTCGTCATTGTGCTCCATCTGCACCGGAAGCGGCGCGAGTGCGGGAGCTGGGCGAAGGTCATGGCGAAGCCTGGACCCCCACTCGCGATTGTCCTGTTCGGGTGGATGTTCGGCCACACCATCGAGCGAGCATGGAGCGCGTATCTCTACGAGCGCGTCGAGGTTATGCCGCTGGCCGACGTCCTGGCGCTTGAGAGCGATTACCCGATCGGCCTTTTCGCCGGCATACTGACGGCCGCTTTCATCCTCGCGGCGGTCCGGTATTACTCCCGCGACGCCTATGGCGAGCGGTTCTGGATTGCGTCCCTGGCCGTTTCGGTCGCCTTTGTCACTATGACCCTCATAGTTTAACAACGTGGCTTGCCCGTGGCGCTCGCCGGACCCGGCCTGTAGGGTGATACCGGGGCGAGCCCGAGGCCGCTCCACGGGCTTCCTATTGGAAAGGGGACGCTATGCGCGACAACCAGGGACGGCGAGTCCTTCCGTTCGGCGGGCTGACAAAGGCGGACGTTCCGGTCGAGAAGGTGCTCGACGGGGCGAAGGAGGCGAAGCTTGAGACGGTTTTCGTCCTCGGCTTCGACGCCGAGGGCGAGCTTTATGCCGCCGCGAGCGTAGCCGCTGCAGGGGAATTCATGGTCGCATACGAGCAGTGGAAGGCGAAGCTCTATGCCGGCGAGGAGCCCTGGGCTGGCGTCGACTGAGCCCGGCGCGCCCCCTCGATCATCTTCCGGAGTTTCTTCACGTGATTCTTGGCTGCCGCTCCGGCTGACCGGGGCGAGCACGGGAACGAATGCGTGAACGGCCTGCCGGCAACTGAGAACGTCACCCAGGCGTGCTTCGTCTTGTGGAATTCGTAATCGGTAATGCGCTCCTCGCGGAGCAGCTCCACGATGGCGCGCCCGACCGGACCCCACTTCCGGCCGTCACGGTCGCGGTTACTCACGGCAGCGGCTCGATGCCGAAGACCTTGAGGATGGCTTCCGCCGTGTCGAGCCGCGCCTTCGCGTTGAAAGCTGTCTGCCAGTAGTGGTCGGTCAGATTCTCGTGATTGGTGTAGGCGTCGCGGATCGCCTGCTGCTCCGCCTCCTTCGCCTTGCGGTATTCCTCGCGGAACCGGGCGTGGACGTTCCGCAGCGCGGCGGTCATGACGTCGCCGAGCGGCAGCTCTGCGTTCGGCTCCGGGGCGAGCGGACCCTTGCTTGGAATCATGGTGCGAGCCCTTCCCGCTTGAGCCGCCGCGCGACGCGGACGGCAATCATCGAGTAGAACGTCTCATCATAGTCGGCAGCTTGCTCCGGAGCCGGCTGGTGACCGGCCCGGCGGATGGCAGCCGCCCGCAACAGCTCTTCTCGGATAACACGCAACTGCTCCGGATGCTGCCGGGTGTCAGCTCGCTCTTTCGCCTTCGCCTTTCCCTCGGCGTAGCCGCGAGCAACATCGGCTTTGATCGCTGCCCAGCGAGGGCGCCGGTTCCACCATGCCCGCCAGCCGCCGCGAGGCGGGCAGGTGTGGACGGCCAGCAGGAACGCGAGCCCGAGGGCGAAAATGCCCCAGCCGTCGGTCATAGCGGCAACCGCTCCCCGGCGGCGAGCTTCTGGTAATCGTCGCGGATCGCCTCCATGAGCGAGACTTCCCGCTGCATCTGCTCGGGCGTCATCGTCTCGGCTTCGACCCGGCGTTGGTAGACCCGGCGCCGGTAGCGCAGCTCGCGCTCGACGCAGGCGAGCTTCTCCTCGTTCGTCCAGTTACCGTGCGGCATCGCCAATCTCCATAACGGCGAGGCCGGCGGCCGTCGAAGCAAGCTGCTCGCGCAACAGCTGATTATTGTAGTGCGCGCCGGCATACGGCGGGGCAGGCGCGAGCCGGCGGCCGAGGTTGTCGCGCTGCTCCGGGTCGAGCAGCTTCGCCAGCTTCGCGCGGGTCCGCTCGAAGACGTGAGTCGGGTCGATGAAGCCATGCAGCGAGGCGAACATCGTCGCCGCGAGAATGTCACCCAGCTCGTTCTCGATGCACGTCCGGCCGGTGGGCGTCTTGACTTCGCGGTAATCCG